CCCGACAACCACCAAATCCAATACGCCCCATCTGCCCTTTCGTAGGCAGGTTGGCCACCGTAAATGCCTGAGCGGAAGTAGGTGCCGGTTGCGTCTGGTGAAAGGGTGCCAGTGATGATGATGGAATCGGGGGCTTCGTCGAACGTCAGCGAAATTTTGTCGAGGTTAATCCACGGCAAGGGCTTCTTGTAGGTCACGTCCGTTTGCGGAATCGTGTAGCCAAGACCAGCGACGACAGAATGGCCGTGCCCGTTGCTGTCCAGCCAGCCGGTATAGTTTGCGACCCAGGCCGAACCCGCTACCGTGATTTCGTTGACTGCCGCCATTATTGCAATTCTGGAATTGGGTTATCTGCGAGGATCTGCGCGGCCTCGTCGCGCTTGGCGATCGCCGCTTCGCGTTGGGCCTCGAAGTCGTCTCGCTGCTTTTCCCACATCTCGGCGGGCATCCCGTCGGGCTTCTCGGCGGCGAGGATCTGGTCGAACATTGCGAGGGTTTGCTCGGCCTCGACCAGCGCGGTCGGATCGGGGGCCGTCAGAAGCAGCGCGAGGACCTCGGTCAGCTCGGCCTTCAGCCGGGCGACCCGCGGGTAGTGCTCGCCGTAGAGATCGACGTCGGGGATCGTCGCCTCGATCGCGTCGAACTGCTTCGGGGCCAGCTCGCCGGCGTCGTGATTGTAGGGCCGCAGCGTCGCGACGATCCGAAAGCGGCCGCCGCGGCCGTCGATCGCGATCGACTCGGGCCAGAGGTCGGGGAACTCGCGGGCCGCGACCGGCTCGATCGTGACCGGGCCGCGCGGGTTGGGGATCTTGTGTTTGGGCATCGGGTTCTCCTTCTATTTCTCACGAAATAATCAGACTACGTTGCGGCCGGTGATTGTCATCACGCCGCGGTGGGTGGTCGAGGTGCCGGGGATAATCCAGGGGCCCAGCGCGAAGCGGACCGTCTCGATCAGCTCGCGGGCCTGGCTGTCGCCGTCGCTGTTCTCGATCGCGACGACCGTCCCGCGGAGCGCGAGGATCGCCGCCTTCCATGCGTCGACCGCGGCCTTGGTCCCGTACTTGATCGCCTGGATCTCGAAGCGGCCGCCGCCGTCGCCGTGGTCCTGCGCGCCGTCGCCGTCCACGCCGGGCGTGTGCCAGGTTTCGATCATTGGCCCCATCGGCGGAAGGTCGCCGCGGATCAGGTCGCACGAGACGGCCCCTACACTGGTTGCCATTTATCGGTCCTCCTGCGGGTCGGCGCCGGTCGCCGGTTTCTGGTTGGACCGCTCGGCGTTGCCTTCGGTCAGGAGGCCGTTGGTCGCCTTCTGCTCGGCGATCATCTCGCCGAGGAAGGCCTCGAGCTCGCCGAGGATCGCGGCCTGGTCCTTCTCGAGCTGGGTCACCTGGCGGGCGACCGTCTCGATCTGTAGGGTCTTGGCGCCGGGGGCCATGCTCAGCCCGCCGACCATCTTCTGCTCGGTCGGGGCGACGAGCTGCTGCCGCCGTTCGGCGATCGTATTGCGAAAGCTCTTGAGGTAGTCGGGGGAGCTCTCGGCGCCAGCGCTTTTGAACTTGGTCGCGACCCAGCCGAGGCCGGTGTCGGTCAGGATCCGGTTGATCTGCTCGCGGGCGGCGCCGGACCGGGCGCCCCCCTGGTCGGCCAGCTCGAGCCGCTCGGCCGTCGTCTCGAGGCGGCGACTTAGGGCGGCCGTCTTCTGCTCCTCGGCGCCGCGGATCACGCCGACGTTCTTGTCGAAGATCGCGCGGCCCTCGGAGACCGAGGGCATCGTTTTAAGAAAGCTCTTGTAGGTCGACGCCCCCGAGCCCTTCCCCTGTAGGATCTGCTCGATCACCCCGCTCTGCGCCTTCTCAAAGGAGGCGTTCGCCATGAACTTCTCATAGAGCCGCGGGTCCTGTTGGATCGCCTCGACCCGCTGCCGGGTCGAGGTGAGCCCCGAGCCCTGCGCGTCGACGACCCGCTTCCCCTTCTTGTCGTAGGTGTAGGTCGTCTCGGTCGGGAGGAACTCGGCGAGCTGCTTCGCCAGGCCGATCGACGCGGTCTTCGACTTGCGACCGGTCGCGTCGGCGCTGCCGCCGGTGATCGTCGCCCAGAGGGCGCCCGCCTCGCTCTCGGTGTCGCCCTGCATCATCACCGAGGTTAGCGCGGGGGCGACGTTCTCGGCGACCTTGCCGATCTCGGTGACCCGGGCCCGGCCGGCGATCGCCATTAGGAGCCCGATGTTCGCCTTCGCGTCTTCGGTGCCGGTGATCTTCGCCAGGTCGAGCGCGGCGCCGGCGACGGCGGTCCCCTTCGCGGAGTCCTCGGGGACGAGCATCGCCGAGGCCTCGACGGCCCGCATCGACGCCTCCTCGCTGAGGGCCCCTTTCGCGCTGGTCGAGGTGGAGGCCCGGGCGTAGAGGTCCTTCATCTCGACGCCGGTCGCCTTCGAGATCCCGGCGATCCGGGCGGTCGCGGCGTCGCGGGCCGCGCCGGTCTGGAAGCCGGCGTTGCGGAGGTACTCGATCTGCTGGTCGGCGACCGTGGTCGTCGTCTCCTTCATCCGCTGCTGCGCTTCCCAGAGGGCCTCGAACTCCTTGCGGAGGGTCATCACCACCCCGGCGACGCCGCCGCCGAGCCCGAGCGCGGTCGCGAAGTTGCGGGCCATCGAGACGGCGCCGGGCCCGAAGGCGCGGCGGCCGCTGCGGGCCGTGCCGTCGAGCTGGTTGCGGGCGTGCGCGACCGCGGCGTTGTATTCCTGCTGGGTGATCTTGTTCGCCTTGAGCAGCTCGCGGAGCTTCGCGACCTTGCTGTTGTATTTCTCCTGCGCGGGGGCGGCCTCGCTGCCGAGCCGCTTCGCCTCGCGGACCAGCCGCGACTCGGCCAGGGCGGCCTGCCGGGCCTCCTCGTTGACCTTGCGGTTGCCCTTCGCGACCCCGTCGAGGCCCTTCTCGGCGCCGCGCAGGGCGGCCAGCAGCCGGGCCTCCTTCGCGGTCATCTCGACGACGATCTTGCTCATGGGTTGGTTCTCAGGTCAGGTCGAGCCCGTCGGCCAGGGCCATCGCGTCGGCCGGTGTCGGGCGGTAGTCGGGGGTCAGTCCTCGGGCCCATTGTTGGAAGGCCCACCAGCGGCGGCCTTTTTTTTTAGGAGCTGCAAGTAGCCGGGCACGTCGGCGGCCGCGTCGAGGACCGCCGCCGGCGTGGCGGTCGTCAGGAGCCCGAGCATCGAGACCTCGAGCGGGCCGATCCGGTAGTTGATCGCCAGGGCCGAGACGGCCGCCTCGTGGAGGCCGTCGAAGTCGAAGGCGAGGCGGGCGGTCTCCCCCTCCCCTGCCTCCTCCTCGGCCGCGGCCGCGGCGACGCCGACGTGCTCGAGCCAGTCGGCGGCGATCTGCCAGAAGGGGGCGAAGCGGTCGACGATCCGGCCGGGCTGCCAGGCGCCCGCGTCGTCGAGCTCGGAGACGCGAGGGACGGCGGTCGCGTACTGAATCGAGCCGCCGCCGTCGATCCCGACCCAGCGGCGGGCCTTCGGCACGAGCCAGGGCCGGCCGTCGGCCAGTGTGACCAGGTGGCCGTCGAGCTGCTCGGGGCGGGCCAGGTCGTCGGGCCCGGGGCGGGCGTCGTTCGTGTAGCCGATCCAGACCGGCGGGGCGTCGGGGGCGCCGGGGCGCGGCAGCCGCCGCCAGGTCTGCCGGTCGGGCCAGATCCCGACCAGGTCGTCGGGGTGCCCCTCGGCGGCGAGGACCAGGCCGTCGCCGGCGTCGGGGTGCGTGCTCTGCCGGGTCGGGCCGGGCGCGTCGATCGCGTCGGCGAGGCCCCGCTCGCGAAGGATCGTCGCCGCGGTCGTCGCGGTGATCCCTCGCAGACTCGGCAGGAAATATAGGAAGCCGGCCATCGGGAGCCCTCGGGTTTAATCGGTGAGGTGGTCGGGGTCCGTGGCCGGCGCCTCGGCGAGCTCGACGGGGGCATCGCCGCCGGGCTCGGGGGAGGGTTCGGGGGTAGGGTCGGGGGTCCGCTTGCGGATCCGGCCGGCGGGCAGTTGCTTCTCGATCGACTCGAGGAACTCGGCGAGCTCCTCGCCGGTCTCGAGGGCCTCGAGCTGGGTCGCCGCGGTCGGGTCGAGCGTGCCGACGATCTTCGCCGTCTGGACGATCGGCCAGCCGAGCATGTCGGCGAGTTTCTGCGCCAGTTTGCGGTCGTCGGGCGAGAGGTCGGGGCGTGTCGGTTTGTCGGGCATCGGTTCGTCTCGGGGTTCGGGTCGGGGTATTTCTCACGAAATAGGCCGCGGGATCAGGTGATCGCCGAGGCGGGATTGATCGTCAGGGGGGCGTTGGTGCCGTCGTAGATCAGCGGGATCCGTAGGGCCGTCTGGCCGTCGTCGCTGAGCATCTCGTCAATCACGGCCAGGCCGGCGGCGGTCAGTTTGATATGCTCGGCGGTGACGTCGGCGACGAACGTGCCGCCGTCGTCGCGCTTGCGGAGGTAGAGGATCGTGTTGGCGTGCGTGCAGACGAGCCCCTCGCGGGGGATCTGCGTCGGGCCGAGGGTCTCGACGTCGGTCGTCGTTATCACGAGCGAGGGGGCGACCTCCTCGATCCCGCAGAACGTGTCCCAGAGATCCGAGTCGGCCCCCTCGGTGATCGCCGAGACTCCGAAGTCAATCTCGATCGACTGGACTTGGTTGATCGTCTTCGCGCCGATTGTAGTGTTCCCGGCGGCCGGCAGCGTGAACCGGGCCGCGTCGTCGATCCCGGCCGGGAGGCTCTGCGTGTCGGTGATCGTCAGCGGGTGGTTCGTGCCGTCGCTGGTCGCGAAGATCTCGTACTCGAGCTCGGCGTCCTCGCCGTGCGAGACCGAGAGCCGCCGCGGAACGATCAGCCCGTTGTCGAGGACGAACTTTCGGTGCGCCGCCCCGGCCGTGCGGGTGCCGCCGAGGGCGTATTTCTGCGCGTACATAATGAAGCCGGCGGTCAGGTCGGCAATCGAGACGCCGGTCAGACCGGCCTCGGCCAGCGCGGTCGCCAGGTCGCGGGTCGCGAAGCTGGGGGCGACCCGCTGCTTGTAGAGGGCCTGCCATCGGGCCCAGACTTCGCCGCTCGTGCGGTCGCCCCGGATCTCGCTCTCCTGCGCGATAGACTGGCGGGTGATCGCGCCGAGAACGGTCGTGTCGAAGACGACGGCGGATAGGGTGTGTTTTTTGGTGACGGCCATCGGGGTCTCCCAGGTTATCGGGTGCGGCGCCGCTGCGAGGTCCGCAGGCGGCGCAGGTGTCGGTCCATTCGTTTGTCGAAGAGTCGCAGGAGGCGGTCGCGGTCGCCGCCGCTGATCGCGGTATATTCGGCCCGCATGTTGATCTTGCTGTTCGGGTTGCGGAGGTTGAGCTTCCGCAGTTGCGGGTAGCGGACCTTGACCCCCTTCGAGGTGGCGACGATCCGGGCGGTCGCCGAGAGCTGCAGCGCCTCGCCGCTGTGAACCAGCGGCCGGCGGTGGCCGCGGTCCTTTTGCTTGCGGCCGGTGTAGCTGCGCCAGAAGTCGCGCCGGGCGTTGCCGCTCTCGCCGGCCCGCGGCGTGTATCCATATTCGCGGGCGCCGGCGGCGGTAAATTTCTTGGGGCGGATCTCGCGGTGCCAGTAGAGGCCGAGCTCCTCGAACTCGGCCTTCTTGAGTCGGTTCCACTCGCGGCGGCGGAAGTTGCCGCCGGGGACGGCGCCCTCGTAGCGGGTGTCGATCTTGCAGATCCAGTCGGTCTCGCCGGCCATCATTGCACCCCCTCGGCGGTGAAGAGGAGGCGGGCTGCGATCCATCGGCCCTCGGTCTCCTGGCGATCCTTCGCGAACCATTCGACGTCGCCGACCAGCTCGACCCGGTCGAAGGCGAGGCAGCCGGCCGTCTCGGTCAGCTCGCAGAGCTCGTCGACGATCGCGCCGAGATCGTTGTCGAAGCGGGTCATCGCCTCGGAGCCCGGCTCGTCGCGGTAGACGTCGTCGCAGGCGACCTCGATCCAGGCGGCCAGCCGCAGGTCGCAGTCCCAGGCGGCGACGCCGGTCGCGGAGCGGGCGAAGCCGTCGGGGGCGGTGTAGATGATCGCCAGCGGCCGCAATTCCTCCCACTCCTCGCGGGTGCGTCGGCGGGACCGGTCGGCCGGGTCGGGGGGCGCCGGGCCGTCGACGTAGGTGTGGGCCTTCGCCTTCGCCTCGGTCGTCGCGCCGCAGAGGGTCTTCCAGCGGTCCGATTTCGAGAAGGCGACCCGGAGGTACTCCTTCGCGAGGCCGAGCGTATTGTCGGGGGTGGCGGCCATCGGCTCTCAGGGGTCGGGGTGCTTGCGGAGGTGCGCCCAGATCTCGGCGACCGTCGCCTCGATCCGGTCGAGGGTCTCGGCGACGTGCTTCTCCTTCTCGCGCTGGCCGGCGTCGTGCTTCTCGAAGTCGACCCGCAGCTCGGTCGCGGCGGTCGTCGAGGCGCAGCCGCAGACGCCGGCCCAGCCGGCGACGACGATCAGCCCGATCGCCAGGACGGCGATCGCCGAGATATATCGCCAGAGGGGCGCGTGCTTCTTTTCGCAGTCGTCGGCCTTGGTCATGGGTCAGCCTTGGTGTCGGAAGTCGGCGCGGTGTCGGGCGATCGTCTCGACCCGCACGAGTTTCAGAATCGCGGAGCTCTCGGTGAGCCGGATCGCGGCGGTCGTGTCCTCGATCGCGTAGATCGTGCCGTCGATCTCGAGGGCGTCGGCCGGGTCGGGCTCGGCGACGTAGCCGGCCGGCGAGAGGCCGGCGGCGGCCGCGGCGGTTCGGGGGATCTCGGCGAGGAGCTGCTCGACGTGATCCTCGCCGCGGTCGTCGTCGGCGATCCCCTGGCGGGTGGCGGTGAGAATCGCGACGAGCTCGACAGGCGTGCCGCCGTCGTGCGGGCGGTAGGTGGCCGTGTCGCCGAACTAGGCGAGGTCGGTCGACCGCAGCCGGAGCTGCTCGATCTTGATCGAGGGGACGTGGGCGCCGCCCGATTTCTCGGTCAGGACCAGGGCCTTCAATGGACCGGTTGCGTCGCTAATGTCGAAGGTAGTCGAGGCGAGGACCTCGACCGCGTCGACGTAGAGGTGGCAGTCGGTCGGGTCGCGGGCGTCGATCCAGAATAGCTGATAGGTGTCCTCGGCCAGAACCTTCGTCGTGTCGGTCGCGGCGACCTCGGTCGAGCCGTCGTCGCTCTCGGCGTTGATCTTGGTGTCGCCGCCGTTGTTGCTGAACAGCACGGCCTCGGCGATCGAGTCGGGGTCGCTGGTGTGGCTGGCGTTGACCAGGCCGAAGACCGTGTCGACCGCGGCGTTGTCGCCCTTCTCGTCGAAGGTGAGCTTCGTCTCGAAGATCGGGCCGTCGGCCAGTGGGATCGAGCGGTTCGAGAGAACGTCGATACATTCCGCCTCGTCGTTGCTGGCGATCAGGAGTTGGAACTCGCCGGTGTCGTTGCGGGTAAAGGTCGGGGCCCCCGCCGTCTTCGTGGCGACCGAGGTCGTCAGGTCGCCGCGCTGGAGGTCGAAGTGGTAGACGGGTTTCCGGTTGAGATCGACGACGCCGGTCGTCGTCGCGGCGGCGACGTCGCCGACGGCGCAGCCGAGGTAGAACCCGTCGGCCGGCTCGAGCGGGGTCGCGGCCGAGGCCGAGCGGTCCCAGAAAATCTCGCAGCCGTCGAGCCAGACCTGTGAGGCGGTCTTGGTGACGGTAAACTGGCCGGCCGTCTTCACGTTGGCCGGGTCGCCGCTGGCGATCCCGGCGAGGCCGTCGGTCACGGCCGCGCGGCCGTCGGCGAGTTGCAGGATCTCGCCGCACGAGAGCGCCTCGGGGGCGGTGATCTGTCGCTCGTGATCGCAGGGGTCCTTGTGGAGGGTTGCTTCTGCCATTGTCTTGGGTCCTTTCGAATAGTGGACGGGATGGTTTCGGTTGTCGCGTTAGCGGGTCGCGGTTCGGTTAGCGGGTTTGGATCACCTTGACGTAGTCGACCTCGACGCCGACGATCGCCTCGGTCTGGGTGTTGTCGGTCCGCTGGATCAGGACGATCGGCTGGACGTTCTGACCGGCGGCCCCGGAGAAGTCGAGGGCGGCGCCCCCCTGCTCGACGCCGTCGACGGTCATCGACACGGCCGAGAGGGTCGAGAAGTCGATGCGGAAAACGGTCCAGGTGTCGTCGGTCAGCGTGATCGTCGAGTCCTGGTCGTCGGTGTCGGTCGCGGCGTCGTCGGTCTCGACGTAGATTTTGGTGTCGTTGTCGCCCTTCACGAGGAACCAGGCCGAGTAGTCGACGTTGTCGAGGCCGGCGTTGTCCTCGGCGTTGGCGTGGGCGGGGATCACCCCGATCACGACCTTCTCGACCGATTCGAGATCGGCGACGCCGTCGATCCGGGCGCGGACCTCGAGGATCGGGTCCTGGTCGAGGTCGATCATCAGGTTGTCGCCCCAGGTGACCTGGACGGCCTGCGCCTCGTCGTCGGCGCTGGTCGCCAGGGCGAGCGCGCCGAACGGTTCGTTCGCCATGTAGTCGGCCGAGCAGTTGCCCGTCTCGGCGTCGCTGGTCCAGGGCGTCGGCTTGGTGCCGCCGACGTCGCCGTAGAAGTCGGTGGCGATCGCCGAATAGGTTTGGAGGTTCGCCCCGTCGGGGGCGTCGAATCCGTAGCCGGTCCGCGAGAGGACGAAGGTCCCGGCGCCGCCGGCGTCGGGGATCGTGTAGGTGCGGGCCCCGGCCTGCGAGGCGTTGGTGATCGTCGTCGTCGTGTCGCCGGCCGAGTCGGCCGCGGCGATCGCGAGCTTCCCCTTGCTGGCGGTCGTCGGGAAGACGTCGAGGGAGCCGGCCGTGCCACTCGCCCCGGCGTCGAGATTGACGCAGTCGAGCGCGGCGAAGTCGCCGAGGTTCTTCGAGGCGTCGACGACGCAGGCCTTCGAGGCGGCGACGGTCCCGGCGGTGACGCCGTCGAAGGCCGACGAGTCGCCGAGGACCGACCAGGTCGGGCTCGCCTTGGTGTTGCTGTTGACATAGAGGTCGCTGTTGGTCCGGGCGACGCCGGCCCCCGTGCCCGAGGTCCCGTCGGTGGGCGCCCCGGCGTTGGTAATCGCCTGGACGTCGGCGAAGGGGCCGTAGTTGGCGGCCAGGGCGCAGAGGGCCCCGACGACGATCGCGGCGGCGGCGAGAAACTTGGCGGTTTTCATGGGTTCGTTGTGGGTTGTGGGTTGTGGGTCGTGTAGGACGGGTCGAAGTCGCCCCCGGGTCGCCCCGGGGGCGCGTGGTCGGGGCGGTAAGACTAGCCGGCCGACTTGTAGAACTCGCGGTAGTCGAGGAAGGCGGCCCCAATGTCGAGGTTGATGTCCCACCCCTGGCCCCATTGCCCCTGTGTGAGGGCGAAGGATCGCAGGGCGGGCAGGCGGCCGGTGCCGCGGAGGTAGGCGACGCGAACCCCCTTTGTGCGGCCGGCGGTCAGGTACCAGGTCGAGTCGGAGCCGGTGCGGATGTTGCCGCTCCGCGGGTCGGTCACCCCGGTCGCGCCGAGGCGGTCGTCGACGACGACGACGAGCTTCCGGTCGGCGATCAGGTTGTGGGTCGAGTAGGACGGGTCGCCGTCGCCGTCGGTAAAGAGCTTGGCGAGGGCGGCGCCGTGGGTCAGCTCGAGCGCGTTCCACTCGAGCGCGGCGGGGACGAGCAGGTACCGGGGAACGATGTTGAGGACCTTATTTGCGCTGCTGCGCTGCTTCCCGACGGCCGAGATCCCCGTTTTGAGGTTGGCCGACGTCAGCGCGTTGGAGTCGAGGTTGCTGTGGTCGGCGTGGAAGACCTCGGTCGAGTCGGCGACGAGCGACGGGTTCTCGAGGATCAAACTGTAGACCAGGTCGGGCCGCACGCGGGCGGCCTCGGCGCCCATCTCGTAGGGCATCCGCATAATCGCGCCGAGCCGGTCGTCGATCACGTCCTGCTCGTCGGCCACGAACTGCTTCGCGTAGCGGAAGATTTTATAGGTCTCCTTGCTATCGCTCATCGTGGCGTGCTTCGCCGAGCCGCCGCGGGGGAGCCGCTCGAGGCGGGTCGCCGCGTCGACCGAAATGTCTTCCTGCGTCAAGAAGTTGGGGACGTCCTCCTCGTCGCACCAGCCCCGGGTCGTGTCGCCGATCGTCTCGTATCCCTCGATCAACCGGGCGTATACGTTGGTGGTGAAGACGTAGGAGAGGGTCCCCCCGGAGACGGCGGCGCGGCGGCCGGGGACCGGCCGGAGCTCGGCCATCGGGTCCATGTAGTGCCGGCCGGTCTCGGCGCGGAGGCACTCGCGGACGAGGTCGATCGCGCTGAGCCGCGAGAAACGGTCGCCCCGCTCGGCGTCCTGTTCGGTGAACTGGTCGTTCACGCCGAGGCCGAAGCGGCGGCCGGTCGGGTCGTTCGTGCCGATGGCGATCGCCAGGCCGGCGGCCAGGGCGCGGGCCCCCTCGTCGCCCGTCGGCGGGTTGTGGACGTGGCCGGCCGGGGCGCGGGAGATCGGTTGGCTCTCCTCCTCGCGGCGGCCGCGGATCGCTTCGATGATCCGGGGGGAGGCGTCGGTGACCGAGACGCCGTCGGCGATCATCCGCTCGACGACGTCGGGATCGCAGTCGTCGCCGGCGAGGCGGCGGATCGTGGCGACCCGGTCGCGCTCGTCGCGGATCGCGTCGGCGGCGGCCTGCTCGACGGTCGGCGGGTCGGTCCGCTCGCCGTCGGCCGGCGGGGCCGGCGTCTCGCCGCGATGGTTGTTGACCGGCGGGGCGGCGGGCGGTTCGCCCGGGTCGTCTTCGCCGCGCTCGATCGCCTCGGCGCGGGCTCGCAGGTTTCCGCCGAGGGCGGCCATAAAGGCGACGGCCTCGTCGTCGGTGGCATCGGATCGCAGCCCGTGCTGCTCGAGGAAGGCGCGGAGTTGGGGGTCCATGTCGGGTGACTCCTGGTTTCGGGTGTCGGTTGTCGGGGTTTTCTCGTCGCGCATCTTCGCCGCCGGGTCGGCGCCGATCGGCACGGCCGAGACTTCTTTCGGGATCCATCGGGTCGTGACGCGCAGCGGCCTTTCGGGGCTGGCGGTGTATCGTTTGCCGGCGACCGTGTTGCTCTGGCCGGCGGGAATATCGACGTACTCGGTCGCGCGGTAGCCGACCGAGACCGAGTCGAGGTGGCCCTGCTTGACCTTGTTCCAGGCCCGCTCGGCGTCGTCGTCGCCGTCGGCGAAATAGAGCCGGGCGACAATGTCGGTCCCCTCGCGGCGGATCTCCCGGGCGCTGCCGAGAATGTCGTCGAGGGACGCGCGGGAGTGGTTCGCCAAGAGCGGGATCTTCGCGGGGATCGCGGCGCCGTCGGCCCGCAATACCTCGTCGATGGTCTTCCAAGAGCGGAAGTCGAAGACGGCGACCGGCTTCTCGGTCGCGATCCGGGCCTCGATCGACCGGGCCGCCTCGTCGATCGTGTCGGAGCGGACGCCGAACTCGCGGGCGATCAGGTCGCGCCGCTGGTCGGTCTCCCGGCGAAGCGAGAGGGGCTCAAAATCGGGAAGTCGCGGGCTGGTAGTGGCCGTTGCGGCCTTTCGCCGTGCCCGCTGCTGCGCCCTTTTGATCCTTTGTTTCTTGCTTGCCATCGTCGCCTCCTTCGGCGTCGTCGTCGGGTTCGTTGGTTCGTGCCGTGCTGCGGCCGCAGAGCTCGACGTACTCGATCAGGCCGATCCCGAGCGTGTCGCGCAGGGCCCGGTCGGTCCGTTTCAGCTCGTGCATGTGGGCGTCGAGATCCTTGCCGTCGGCGGCCAGGGCGTCGGCGAGGGAGAGGGTCAGGTTCCCGAGTCGCGTGTCGATCGCCGTCGCCTCCTTGCCCGGGTCGACGTGCGGGGCCTTCGCGAAGACCCAGGCGAGCTCGACGCGCGGCGGGGCGGGGGGCAGCTCGCGGACGAGCTCGGCCTCGCGGCCGACGCGGCCGACCATCGGCGAGAGGTAGCCGGTCGAGATCCGGCCCTGCGTCCTCTCGATCCCCCGCTGGTATTTCTGGCCGTCGAACCGGGCGCTGCTGTAGTTGTGCTCGCTCGAGTCGAGCCGCGTTATCATCAGGGGCATTGAGACCGACCGGCCGAGGTCGAGCTGCCGCTCCTGGCGGTAGGGAACGTAGGCGGCCGCCGGTTGCATCGGCTGCATCTGGAACGGTTTCCAGCCGGGCGGGAGGGTCTCGGTCTGGCGGCGCTCCTTCGCGACCGACTCGTTGACCTGGATGTAGGGCGCGTCGGGGTGGTCGGCGTATAAATACTGGCCGGTGTCGGCGGCGGCCCGGGCCGTGTCGAGGACCTCGACGTCAAAATCCCTGAGGTCGGCGATCGCCGGCAGGGCGACGGCCAGCCAGGCGACGCCGCGGCGCTGGTCGCTCTCGAGGCGTCGGAACCAGTGAACGATATATTCGGCGCGGATCCGCTCGGCCCGGCCGGTCTGGTAGGCGTAGGCGCCCGTCGCGATCACCTCGAGAAAATGGTAGGCGACCGGGCGGGCCGGCGGGGCGAGCTCGATCCCGAGCTGGATATCGTCGCGGGCGATCGCGTCGATCGGCGTGTCGAGCCGGGCCGGGTCAATGTCGAGCAGGCCGAACTTGATCGGGCCGGTCCGGTCGTCGGCGAGGATCTGCTGCAGGAACTCGCCGCACGTCCAGCAGTTGCGAAGGCCGATCTCCAAGAGCTCGACGCCCGAGAGCTGGCGGTTGACGTCGGGGAGTTTCCACCACTCGCGCCAGATCTGCTCGAGGGCGGTGTTGTAGTCGGGGTCGTCGCTCTCGACGTGGAGGGTCGGGCCGTTGGGACCGATCAGGTCGGTCGTGTAGGTGTCGACCATTCCTTCGACCAGCGGGTTGTTCGCCAGCTCGAGCCGGCAGCGCTGGCGGATCGTCGGCATGTCGTCGCCGATATCCTCGTTGATCGTCGACCCCATCGAGGCGGTCCCCGACCAGTGGCCCGAGTTGAGCCGGTCGGTCGTCGCGCTCTGCCATCGGCCGCGGGCGTGGATCCTCGGCCGGGCGGGGCTGGCGGGCCCTTTCCAGGTGCGGGAGCCGGGCGGCGGGTGTAGCTGGCTGTGGAGCATGGGGTCAACTCGTGCGGTCGTAGGTGATCGAGGAGCGGCGGGGTCCGCTGGCGGCGGCGACGGCGGCCTCGGTCTGGGAGCGTCGGGCCTGCGCGATAAAGCGGTCGATCGCCGGGCGGTCCCAGATTAGTTCTTGCCCGGCCTCGCCGGTCCGCTTCATGTCGGGCTGGCCGGCGAGCAGCGCCTGCGCGGCCTGCGCGTTGGTGATCGCGGCCGCGTGATCGCCGGAGACGATCGCGGCCGCGGCGGCCGACATATAGGTGGCGACGTCCGTCTGCGTGCTCATAAGGCCGACCATACGACGGCCGGGCCGATCCGCGGGGCGGGGTTTCCAGAAACTAGAAACAAGGGGCGAGAAAGTTACCCAGAAGGGGCCGAGACGGCCGCGAGCGGCCCGACCCGGGCCGGCAAGAAAGGGAACGAGCCGCAGGCCCGGCGGGGCGTGCGGCTCGCTGCGGCGTGCTGCGGGGGACTAGGGGCGGGGCCCTACTTGGGCCGCTTGCACTTCGCCAGCTCGGCCGGCAGATCGAGCCCGGCCTCGGTGGCGTCCTCGGCCGGTTTCTGCTTGAGGAAGGCCCGGACGATCGCGGCCTTCGGCAGGACCGCGGTCTTGTCGAGCTCCTCCTGGCTATTGTCCCAAAGGTCGAGCTCCTCGCCGAGCTCTTGCAGTTGGGCCTTAGTGTGGAGGTTCCAGAATCGCTCGGAGAGGGGGCCGGCCTGCTCCTCGAGCCACCAGGCCTCGAGGTCGTCGATCAGGTCGATCGACTCGGCCAGGGCGACGACGTCGCGGTTCTCGACCCGGGCGTTCGGCTCGCCGGTCGCCAGGTCGAAGAAGACGCCGGCGAGAAACTCGGCGAGGACCGTCATCAGGTCGTCCTCGTCGAGCTCGGCCGTCGGCTTGATAAAGTCGCGGAACCCGTAGGAGCTGCGGACGGCGACGCCGCGGTTCTTCATCGCGGCGGTGAGAATGTCGGAGGGATCCGACTGGTAGCCGCGCGACCATTGGACGTCGACCAGCAGGGCCAGCCGCAGGAGGCCGTCGACCTCGGCCGTCTCGACGACCCAGCGGGCCAGCAGGTAGCGGAGCCAGTCGCAGCGGAACTCCCAGAGGCGGCGGGCGAAGGTCTCGGCTCGCTCCTTCGCCTTCTCCTTCTCGATCGCGGCGACCTGCTTCTTTGCGGCGGCGAGTTTCTTCTTCTCGTCGGCGGTCATCTTCTCGAGCTCCTCGGGTTTCATCTGGCCCGATTTCTTGACCAGCTCGAGGGTCGGCGCCGGGGCCTTCTTGCCGTTGCCCTTCTTCGCCTTCCAGGCCTCGGCGTGCTCGGCTTGCAGTTCCTCGTAGAGGGTCACGTTGGCGGCGAAGTCGCGGGGCGTGGTTTGGCCGATCCCGGGGAGCTGGATGATCTTGAGCTGCTCGCGCTGCTCGGCGGTCGGGGTGAAGATCGGGATCCGGTGGCCGCTCTTGCCGTCGTAGGTCTCGCCGAAGAGGCGGCCGCAGTGCTCCTCGATCGCATCCTCGATGATCTCGTCGCGGAAGGTGACAACCGGCGGCAGCTCGCCGTCGTTCCACTCGCGCCAGGCCTCGGCCCGCTTCTCGATCCACTTGAGAATCTCGGGGTGGTCCTTGTAGGCGACCAGCTCGCGGGCGTGGGTCGGTGGGAGCTTGCCGGCGGTGATCTGCTTCTGCAAGCGGGCCGGCAGGCCGAGCAGTCGCAGCCGGTTGGCGACGTGGCCCTGCGACTTGCCGAGCCGCTTCGCCAGGGCCGTCTCGGTGAGATCCTTGTCGGCGTCGAGCAGGGAGCGGAAGGCGTGGGCCTCCTCGATCGCCGAGAGGTCGCGGCGCTGGAGGTTCTCGATCGTGGTCAGCTCGCGGGCGGCGGCCTCGTCGAGCTTGCGGATCGCGACGGGGATCGTCGCCAGGCCGGCGAGCTTCGCGGCCCGCAGTCGCCGCTCGCCGGCGACCAGCTCGAAGCGTTTACCCCTGGGTCGCACGAGCGGCCGCTGGATCAGGCCGACCGCGGCGATCGTGTCGGCCAGCTCTTGCAGCTCGGCGGCGGGGAAGTCGCGGCGGGGCTGCCAGGGGCTCGGGTCGATCTGGCCGATCGGGACCGAGGCGTGCTCGTCGGCGGGGAAGTCGCGGGCCAGGTCGGCGTCGAGCTTGTCGAGCTTCGCGGCGGCGGTCTTCTTCGCGGTGCCGTTGGTCGAGGCCTTCGGCGTCTTCTTCTTCGCGGCCTTCGCGGGGGTCTTCTTGGTCTTCTTCATCGTGGTCGTGGTCATCGGGATCTCCTCGGGTTATTTGGTTTTACGTTGCTTGACGATCTTGAGGTCGACGCGGTAGCCGATCGCGCCGAAGACGCGCTCGAGGGTGTCGAGGCTCGGCGAGCTGGTGCCGAGCCAGAGAGAGCGGGCGGTTTGAATGTGGACGCCGGAGGCCTTCGCCAGGGCGTAGTAGGTGTCGCAGCCCGCCCGGGCTGCGGTCTCGCGGATCAGTTTGGCGATCTCGTCGCGTGGCATCGGGTTCTCCTTTAGTGGCATTTGGGGCAGGTCGACCCGTCGAGCACGGCGTCGCACTCGGGGCAGGTCGGGGCGCCGGTGTGGCGGCGGATCGTGTCGAGGGTCGCGTCGAGGGTCTCGCGAATCGAGCCGAGCTCGCCAACGTGGCCCCAGGTGATCGGGTGGGCGTCGTCGCCCGGGGCGGGCAGGTTCCAGAGCTCGGCGGCGATCGCCGCGGCGACCTCGCGGGCCTGGTTGTGGTCGCGGGCGTAGGTGTCCTCGGCGGTTTCTTTTTTGGCTGGCATCGGTTCTTCCCTCGCTTTGGGGTCGGGGCTCTCAGTCGGCCCGCTCGCTCGCGGCGCCCCGAGGGGCCCGCGGGCGGCCGGGTCGGCCGGCCTAGCGCGACCCCTCGCCCCGCTGGATCGAGGCGAGCGCGGCGGGGGCGTCGACCCGGTCGAAGACGTCGAGCCGGCGGGCCAATTCGAGCAGGGCCGCAAAATGGGCGGAGGTCCGCTTCCGATACCACATAGCCGAGACGTCGGCGATCGCCTTGCTCGTGTAGTACCACTTTCCCCGAGCTTTGAACCGCTCGCTGTCCTCGGGGTAGGCCGACGCGTATCCCTCGATCTGTCCCTCGCAGTTGTAGCTCTCGCTCTTGATGATTACGCTCGCCGCCTTCTCGATCGCCGCTCGAAATTGTTGGTAGGTCATCGGGTCTTCCTTCGCGTTGTGTCGGGGCTCTCAGTCGGCCCGCTCGCTCGCGGCGCCCCGAGGGGCCCGCGGGCGGCCGGGTCGGCCTACTTGGTCGCCTTGCGGCAGACGTCCGCGAGGTAGGCCAGCAGAGCCGGCTTCCTGGCCGCTTGCGCGACCATCTGGTCCCGGGTCAGACCGACGAGGGCGGCCGCCCGGTCTAGGGTCACGGGGAGAGCCACGGCCTGCGCCGGGCTCAGAAGCATCAGACGAGCGAGCGATTCGATCGACATCGCGGTCTCCTTCTGTAGCGTTTCACCCCGCCGGGTCCGGCCGTTCTGGCCGTCTGTGTTTCGTGTTGCATTCTTTTCGCTTGCCATGTTCTCACTATATCAAAATTTCGTCATACCACAAGCCCCCTATGGTAAAATATTATCAGAATCTCCCGAATTGGTCCTCAAGAGGGGGTTTTCGGGCCGGCGGATCGGGCGCACGGAAAAGGCCCGCCGGGCGGGCCTGGTTATTTCTCACGAAATAGGGCGGCGGTCAGGGCCTTCGCGCTAAGACTTCGCGACGGCGAGGCCGGCGGCCTTCGCCCGCTCGAGGAGGACCGCGCAGTGCTTCGGGTCGACCTCGCAGCCGAAGAAGTCGCGGCCGGCCTGCTCGGCGGCGAGGAGCGTCGAGCCGCTGCCGGCGAAGGGATCATAGACCGTCTGGCCCTCGGTGTTCTCGAGGATCTGGACGAGCAGGTCGACCGGCTTCTCGGTCGGGTGGTGTTGGTTGCCCGATCGCTTGCAGCGGAGCACGTCGCCCGCCTGGCCGTGCGGCGGCTCCTTCCGGCGGGAACCGAACCAGACCGTCTCGTACTGGTGTCGCCAGGGGCCACCCATGCCGGGGCTCTCCTTGTCCCAGATTAGCATCGCGCGGAACTGGAACCCGAGGGGCTCGATCGCCTTGCGGATCTCGCCGATCTGCCGCCAGTCGGCGAAGACATAGCAGCAGCCCGACGCGGGCGCCCGGCCGATCGCCTTCTCGACCAGCGAGAAGAGGCCGGCGGTCGTGAGGTTGTCGCGGGCGATCGTCGGTTGCTTGCCGCCGCTGCCGGCGACCTTGCCCCGCTTGCTCCCGATCGACCCGGCGACCCGACCCGCCTCCTGAAAACCGCCCGAGCAGTAGGGCGGGTCGGTGAGGACGATCTCGGCCGAGGCGTCGCCGAAGAGGTGCGCGATCGCGTCGGGGTCGGTCGCGTCGCCGCAGAGGATCCGGTGCCGGCCGACGGTCCAGAGCTGGCCCGGTTTGGTCTTCCATTCCTTTTGCAGCTCGGCCGCCCGCTCGGGCTGCGGCTCGGGGGCCTCGGTCTCGTCGACCGCCTCGACCAGGTCGGCCAGGAGCAGGGCGTCGAGCAGATCGGTCTCGCCGGCGTCGGTCAGCTCGCCGAGCAGCTCGACCAGGACCGCGTCGTCCCATTCGGCGAGCTCGGCGGTCCGGTTGTCGGCGATCGCGTAGCCGGTGGCGGCCTGCGGGTCGTCGTCGACGTAGAGGACGGCGACCCAGCCCCAGCCGAGCGACTCGGCCGCCTGGTGCCGGCCGTTGCCCGCCTCGATCGTGCCGGTCGCCCGGTTGACGACCAGGGGTTGCCGCTGGCCGAAGCGGGCGAGGCTCGCGGCGATCGCGTCGACGTTCTGGTCGCCGTGGTGCATCGCGTTTCGCGGGTCGCGGGCGATCGCGTCGATCGGCACGGCCAGGGGCCGCAGCTCCTCGGCGATGTGTGCGACGTCGGCCGGTTTGGGTTTAGGCCGGGCCGTCTTCTTCGCGGTCTTCTTCTTCGGGGTCTTCTTCTGGGTCATTGGAGAATCTCTCGATCGAGGTAAAGGTCTTGCCGCAGTCGCGACATTTGTGGTATCGCTTCGGCCGGGCGGTGTGGCGAACCGGGCAGTCGGTCGAGCCGCAGGCCGGGCAGCGGGTGACGAAGTAGGGGACGGCCAGGTCGTCGCCGTCGGGCGGCGGGTCCTCGAGGGCGTCGAGCTCGGCCGGCTCGACGAAGGGGGTCGTGATCGTGAAGCGGCGACCGCAGAGCCGGCAGCGGAGGGTCTCGCGGCGGCGGACCATCGGCGGGCCGCTCGGCTGGCCGGCGACGAAGACCTGGCCGGCCGTCTCGCTCTGGCCGACCAGGAGCACGTCGGGGCATCCGCAGCGGGGGCAGTCGCGGTCGATCATCGGCGGCCCCCCTTCTTCTTCTTCCGCTGGTCGAACCAGCTCGTCGGGGCGGCGGCGCCGTCGGTCTCGAGGTAGTCGAGCGAGGCGAGGGTATTGTAGAGGCAGTCGCCGAGGTGGTTCGGGCCGTGCTGTTCCCACTCCTCGACCTCGCCGCGGCCGGGGACCGTCTTCTTGACCAGGCGTTCGGCGGTGACGTGTCGCGAGATCTTCTGGTGTCGGTTCGGATCCGGGTCGTCGAAGAAGATGATCGAGCCGGGCGAGCCGGCGGCGATCGCGAGGGCCTGCTGCATCGTCCGCTTCCAGTGATCGGCGTCGACGGTGACCCGGTCGGCCCGGTACTTCCGAACCCGTCGCTGGTGCCAGCCGCGGCCGATCTTGCGGATCTCGCGGGTCTTCGCGTTGGGCGACTGGTAAACCCGCCGCTCGGTGCGGCGCATCTGCGAGGCGCCCCGGCCGATCGCGGGGACGTAGACGGTCGGGCCCTCGCGGGCGTTGCTCTCGCGGCAGAACTCGAAGACGGCGTCGGTCTGCCAGCCGGCGTCGATCGTGACCCGGTCGACGTGGCGGCGGCCGCCGGATCCCTCGACAATATAGCCGGCCTCGAGCCGGTCGCGGTAGGTCCGCAGCGAGGCGACGATCGCCCGGTCGGTTGGTAGGTTGTCGCTGTGGACCTCGAGCACCCCGTAGTCGGGGACGTGGAAGACGCCGGCCGCGGTGCGGGCGGTCGCGACGTGCCAGCTCTGCCACTTGCCGATATCAACATGCGCGACCAGGCGGGCGACGTCGGGGGGCAGAATGTTCTGCTCGAAGCGGCCGCGGCGCTGCGCGACCTCGGTCCGGTCGAGCGGGGTCTCCTCGCGGTCGGGCGACTCGTAGGGGACGGCCCAGACAAACTGGCACATCTCCCGCTCGGCGTTGTCCTGGTCGTCGGCGTGCTGCGCTTTGAAACTGTCGAGGGCCAGGTCGGAGGAGCTGACGAAGAGGTTATTGATCGGGGACCAGCGGAACCCGAGCGTGCGGGTCTCGGGGGCGTCGCCGGTGACCCGGCCGTCGGCGTCGATCTCCTGGCCGCGGTGCACCAGGCGGCCGCCGGCCAGGTTGGCGACCTGGCGGTCGGTGTCGGTCCACTCCTCGCCGCAGTCGGGGCAATACCAGCTCCCGGCCGCTTCGGCCTCGGCCTCGGTCGTCGCCGTCTCGAAGCCGAGGAAGTCGCCGCGGCCGGGCGAGACCCAGACGCGGCAGTGTGGACAACAAAGAAAGATACGCGAGGCGGTGCCGGCGGTGTACTCTCGCCAGGTGCGGCCCTTCTCGACGGTCGTCGTGCATTCCATGTATACCCGCTTGCGATCGCCGAAGGCCCGGGTCCTGGCCTCGATCTGTGTGAACTTGTCGGCCTCGTGCGAGGTGCCGCCGTGCTCGTCGAAGCCGTCGGTCTCAGTGACCACAAGAACCCGCGTCGTGAAACTGGCCCGGCTTTTGTCGCCGCCGCCGCCGCTCATAAATCGCAGCGTGGCGCCGTTGCGGAAGGTGATCGACTCGATCTTGCCGCCGCCTCGGCTCGCGGCGCCGCGGCGGGGGAGCTGCTCGCGCAGGCGGGGCGAGGCCTTGATCACTGGCAATAGATCCTGGCGCCATTTGTCGCCGGCGGTGTCCATGTGAGGCACGCCCGCGACGACCGTCTCGCCCATCTCGAAGAGGTGGTACAGGATCGGCACGGCGAAGGCGGCGAGGGTCTTCCCCGACTGGGTCGGGCCGGTCGCGCAAATACGATTCCAGCGACGACGGAGCGCGGAGTCGACGGCGTCGAAAAATACCCCGGTGTAGGGTTGCCGATCGCAGCGAAACCCGAGGCCGGCGAAGGGGCCGGTCGGGAGCACGATCTCTGACTCGGCGAACTCGCGCATCGTGCGGATCCGCGGCGCCCGGGCGGCGGCGATCGCCCAGCAGGCCTCGGCGTCGGCCGGGCTAGTCGGCGGGGTGTTGGTGGTCTCCATAGAACGTCGCTCGTTCTCGGTCGCAGTTGTCGAGGGCCTCGTTCAACAGGTCGGCCGGCTCGGGACCGAAGGCCCGCTGCAGGCGCCCGCCGGCGTCGCGTAGTATCGACGACCAGCGGGCGAGGTGTTGGTGCATTTCGTCGCGGGGTATCAGTTGCCCTTCTCGCTCGAGCCGCTCGAGCCGGGCGAGCTTCGCCTTCTCCCGCTTCTCGGCGATCTGCTCCTTGATATATTGATCCTTCAGCGCTTGCGACGCGCCGGCCAGGAGCGGGTCGTCGGAGTCGGCCAGGTTGGCGAGCGTGTGCTTGTGCTTCGCGAAGAAGTCGTGCATCGCCCGCAGGATCTTCCCGAGGTCGAGCCGGGCGCCGCGGAGCGGGAAGCCGTAGCGGTCGGCCTGGTCGTGAAGGACCTTGGTCGGCCGGCCGCAGAGGTCGATGTACTCGGCCTTGGGGATCGCGGCGTATATCTCCTGCCGCTTGTCGTAGTCGGCCTGCTTGCGAACCCGCCGCAGGGCGTCGGCCTCGGCCCGGGCTGGCTTCTGCTTGCCGGCTTGCTTCTTCAGCGCAGCCGCCGCGAGGGCCTTGTCGCCGGGTCGAGTCTCAGGTCGGGCGCTCATGCGGTGCGGGGGATCCTTCCTTACTTACTTGAAAAAAACACGTTTGCAAAAAAGCGCGCCGATGGATGGACGCAGGCC